CCTGTAGATGCATTGCTAACATTGGCTATCAAACTTGTTGAAGGTGTCCAAGATTGTGTCTTGTTTGAAGAAGAACCAATAGCCACCCAAGAAGAACCATTATTATAAGCATAGGTATAGGTCAAGCCACTTGAACAAGCATTGCTTGCAGTAAGGGTAAGAGCAGAACCAAAAGTACCACTTACATTCCCCAATGATGAACTTGGTATATTAAGTGTTAGTGTGCTTGTGGATGTTCCTACAGAAGTATTGCCACTAAAAGTTTCACAAGTGATAGTTCCTGTTACAGTTTTACTATTAGCACCAAACTGCGAGATCAAACTAACATTAGGTGTAAAATTCACACTTGTTGAAGTAGTCTTCGTAGCTATGGTTACTGCACTTGCACTTCCCACTTTATAAGAAATAGTGTGTGTGAAATCACTACTCTGCCTTGTAATGCTGACAGTTGCCTGTGAACCTAAATTCGCAGTTACATTGCTTATGGTGGATGCCCTTGCGATTCTCGGTAAGGTTACATTCCCATTGACAGAACCGCCTGTTATCCACGATGATCTCGTAGTAAATTGCCCCTGTAAACTTATTGTTTTTGTACCATCGCTATTATGAGTAATAGTCCAAGTGTGGTCTGCAAACTTATTAATGTGTTGGTTTGCATAATCATAACCGTCAATAGTAAGCCATTGTTTTGTACCATTGTCATAGCTCACCCAACCATATTGTGCAGTTCCATCGTAGGAAGAAGTCTTACCTGCGGTGTTCTGTGAATAAAGTATAGCTCTAACTGTACTTGTGTTGTTTGCTATACTTGTGCCTGTTACTTTCCATTCAATCCAAGTATCGGTAGTACCACCATTCGTTCCTGTGGTAGTACCATTGATTATCGAATATCCACTATTTACAGGTGTTGTTCTTGCCATCTAATTTTCCTCTCTTAATTCTTGTATACTAATGACAACGATCCATTTTCTTCAGGTTGCCAATAGAAATCGCCAATAGTCAAAGTTTCCGTAGCTATAACATTCTTTACAGAAAGTCCGTTACTATCAAAATAAGCCAATGCAGTAGAAACATCAGAAGTATCATCAGAACCGCTGAAGAAGTACAATTTATCATTCGCAAGTCTTAACTTTATCGGTAAGGCTGAAGGGTCAGAACTATCATTCTTTCCAAGGGTAAGTCCGTTCTCATCAAAACGAATGTAGGTTTCAATAGTGTTGAACCTTGAATTGGTTTCTCCCTGTACTTCAGTTACCAAGGTGTTTGTTGCAGTAATGTTACCTTGAGCAACAGTTAATGCAGTTGACAGTTGTGCCATCTGTGTTTCATAGTCTGTTGTACGAACATAGTTCTGCAAGGCTTCAAGGATGATACCTTCAGCCTGTTGAATTATGCTTGTATTATTCTCTATGGTTACATTGGCTATCCTCTGTGCTTCAGTAAGGTAAGTAGTTTCTATATGATAGATACGATCTCCCAAATCCTGATTGGTTCTCTGCTGCTTTGCTAAAAAGGATTCCTTCTCATCACCAAGTGTGATGGTAGCCATAGCAGGATTGGAAAGGTCAACTTCCATCCTTCTCAAAAGGTAGGATACTGTACCACCATGCGGTGCAGAATCTATGATGATGTTCGTTCCCACATCAGGTGAATCCACATCTTCAAGCATCCCAAGGTCTGCCATAGTTACTTCTACGATGTTCTTATATACTGTAGCCTTTGCCAAGTCTTCATAGCCTTTTTGCATCAAAGTGGATGCATTATGCACCATATCGTGTGTGGTCTTGGATGGCTTTGCATAAATCATTCCGTAGACATTAGCCATATCCTCGTTAACAAGATAGTCTATGCCACCATTAACTTCTTTGATGGTCAAACGAGTTACATCCGTTGATTCAGGGTCAATTTCATTCATCTGCCCACCAAGAGGAACTACAACAGTTGCAAAGTCTTCGGCATTCTTGTCTATGATGTGGTCTTGAAGGTTTACACCATAGGTAACATGCTGTGTAGAAAGTCCGCTGAAGTTTGAAAGATAGTCGATAACAGGATTTTCATTGGCATCATACCTTAACCTCATATAGCCTTGATGATAATTGACTACATGCTGAATAATGGTATCGTATGCATTCTGATAGTTCTGTTGCCATCTATCCACTTCTGTTGTGGCATCCGTAACTCCCATTATTAGCTGCTGCTCGGCACTTGCTCGTTCATTATGCCAAGCAATAATGTGCTGAAACATCTCTCCTGCGGTACCCTCAAAGTTAAAAGGTGCAATGAGGATGTCATAAAGGAAAGCCATACAATCTTCACAAGTACAAGTCTTGTTTCCATAGAAGTCTTCTTCTATCTTGTATATCCTTCCCTTGAACTTTAAAACTCCATCCCTGTAAATCTTAACCAATGGTTTCATAAGCTCTATGAACTGAAAGTTAGGATGTGTTACAGGGATAGTAAAAGTAAACTTACCAACCTTACTTAATTCGGTTTCCCAAGTAGGATTGATAAGTTTATAGTCTGTCATAATAGGATCATATAATAAATAGTCATCGTAATATACTCTATAACTCATTTAGAATGCTCCCTTTGTATAAGTAAAGCTAATTGTTCCTGTTCCTTGTATCGTTAAATCTATGCCAAATGCAGGTATCACAAGGTTCGGTATCACGATGTTGTCACCTGCTGAAATCGAGAAGGTAGTACCACTACCATCATTCATAGTAATGGTCATACTTGCTGATGCACTTATGGTAGGAACTACAGGCATAGTATCGTTCAGTAATCTAATAGTTCTTGAACCACTTATCGTATAGCTCTCGCTTGTAGGATTGCTCTGTAGTCTATATGGATAGGCATTCACTTGTATCTCCATACCAAGCACCAAACCATCCCTATAGAAGTTGCCTACAGACACCCTTGCATCGTAGTAGTAATCATCTTCGTTCAGGTACACTCTTAAAGACTTGCCATTGAACAGGTTCATCATCTGCCTTGAATACTGAAGAATCTGCTCTGATCTTGAGCAAATCCTTCTGCAAACAAGGGTAAATACCATAGGTTCGTAATATACTGTGCCATCCACTTCGGTAAGGTCTAAAAATCCACTTCTTGCAGGGATATCGACAAAGTTGGTCTTTGGTTGTGGTGCGGTCATCTCTTCAAAGTCCACCATCCAACCAAGATTCTTTAAGTCATAAGCGGTATTGTCATCCGTAACAAGTCTTACTCTCATTGTCCTCTCCCCTCTGCCATAAGCTGATTAGTAAAGTATGTATCCATCTTCGGTGCTAAAGTACCTACAAGTTTGGTGCTGTCCAAAACCACTTGCTGATTGCTCATTTTTGGCAGATACCTATTGAGCAATGAAACTATGGTATCAACATCTCTCTGTTGTGATGATGATCTCGCACCATAGAAGTTGTTCATGCTCTGTTGGTTCTGCATATACTTGGTCATGATGTCAGGTAACTTCTTAAGAGGAATGATAGCTTCTGTTCCTGCTTCACCTACGATGGCAGGTGTTGCTCTGTTTACCACACCACCTTCTGCGAACATAGCTACATAGTTTGCAGTTCCGTTCTGCATCTGCATCTTCCACTTGTAGTTTTTACGAATAGTGTTGGCAAGAGCTTCGTTGATTTTTCTTCCTGCTTCCTTGATAGAACCTACAGAAGAGGAAACACCTGCACCAATCGCCTTGGCAATCTCCTGCCCTTTCTTATGAGCGGTATAAGCATCCCCAAAGGAAGCATAAATGCCATTACGGATAGAGTTTTTAATAGCATTGTATTCACCTGAAGACAGGTAAACCTGTTCTCCATTGACATAGGCAGCTATGGTCTTTTTACCATACTCTTCAGCCTTTTCGCTTTGGTCATAAGAATCTACCGCTTCTTCGTGGGCATCTGCATTTTCCTGTGTGGCTCTGGTGTTATCATCTGTAGCTTCTGTTGCATCATCAATGACACCTTCCCAATTTTTAATTGCCCTCCAAGAATCATTTATTGCATCCTTACCACCTACAATGGCTACTTCCAAATCTGCCTGTTCTTGCTCAAGTTCATCCATCCTGTCTTTTGATTCTGACATGTACTTGTGCAACTTTTTTAATTCTTCGGCTTCTTCTGCGGTAAGGTCTTTTCTCCTGTTGGTAAGCTCGATATACCTCTCGCCTTTGGATTCTCTCTCCCTCTCAATCCTATCAAGTTCTCTTTGATTGTCTTTGTACTTTTTGGTGTTTTCTGATAATTCTGCCTGAACATTATAAAGGTTCTCATACAAAGCAATCATTCTTTTTTGCTTTGCTTCTGCCATTGCTAAATCTTTCCAAGCATCTATCTGCTCCCTAATGGCATCTGTTCCACCTTTAATTTTTCCTGTCTTTTTATCTATCTCAATATTCAGTTCAGGGAAGAGTTTTTTAAGCTCTTCTATGGCATCGTTATACTTTTCCTGTTCATCCCTTGTTACCTTGCCATCTCTTTCAATATCGGCTAAAACATCAAGGTACTTTTGTGCTTCAGTATAAGTATCATCTATAGCTTTTTGTTGGTCAGCATATGCCCTTGTTGAATTACTAATTGCATCAGATGTGCTATTAGCAACAGAACCAAACCTTTCTATATGCCCTTCGTAGGTAGTAAATTCATCGATAACAAGTCCAAGAATATCAAGAACTCCTGTGAAGACTCCTATGATTTGTGATATTGCTTCGATTATTATTGGATTCTGCTCTATAAGTAATGACAACTTTTCTACAAATGTTCCTGCTCCTGAAACGAGATCATCAAAGGCAGGAGCTAATGCTTCACCCACTTGTATCTTTAACAATTCAAAGTTGTTCTTGAGAATCTGTACGGAACTCTGTGTGGTATCAAGAAATCTTCCTACCTCTGTGTCATAGGCACTTGTATCTTTGAAAGCATCGTTTGCCATGCCTACATAATATGCAAGGTCTTTTTCTGATGCCGCCAAAGCTGATACAGAGTTTCTTAATCTTACTTCGTTAAGTCCTAAATCATCGAGAAGCTGAAGTACGGAATCGCCTTCTTCAAATGTTCCATGTAATCCTGAAAGGAACATATTGATGGCTTCAACAGGAGATTCTTCCCAAGCCTTTGCAAACTTATCAGAAGATACTCCTGCTACCCTTGCGAAGTCTTCAAGTCCATCTCCGCCTTTTTCTACCGCACTTTGGATCATCTGTGTCATCTTGGAAAGTGTTGTACCACCTGCTTCTGCTCTTATACCTACAGAAGAAAGGGCAGCAGACATTCCAAGGATTTCAGGTGCAGATAGTCCTGCAAGAGTACCTGCTGAAGCAAACCTCTGTGCCATCTCCATGATGTCTTTTTCTGTTGTAGCTGAATTGTTACCTAAATCAACTATAACGGATGCAATGTTCTTTATCTTGTCAGATTCAAAGCCTGTAATGTTTTGGAATTGTGCCAACATCGTGGATGCTTCTTCGCCTGTAAGGTTGGTTGCAGTACCAAGTCCAAGCATTACTTCGGTAAATCCTGCAATATCATCGATTCCTACACCTAACTGACCTGCAAGGGAAGCAATGTTAGCTATGTCTTTAGCTGCATATGGCATTGTGGATGACATCTCTTTGATTTGGTCATTCAGCTTATCCAATTGTCTTTGAGAACCATCAACAGTTTTCTCAACCCCTGTAAATGCTGCTTCATAGTCTATAAAGGCATTGATGCTATCCATAACGGCATCTTTTACCTTAACTACCACATCCTTTGCAAATCCTAAAATGTCTTTGAACCTCTGCCAAACATCAACTACTTTTTTGGTTGCCCCTTCATTCTCACTTTGAGCTTTGGTGTTATCATTGATGGCATCTGTATCCTTCTTGGTTTCATCCTTTGCATCTTCATGGGCATCCCCATTGTCATGTAGGATATCGTTATTCTTCTGTAATCTATCATTGATTTCCTCAAGGCTTTGTTTTTCTTGTGTCCTTGTTGACTCAAGTTTTGCTACCTCTGTGATGATACTTGTATACTGTTTTGTGTTATCAGAAAGTTCCTTTGTATTAGCCATTAAATTTTCATTGTAATGGTCAATATCTGTTTGGATTTCTTCTATGTATGCTTCGGTTGCCGCAATCTCAAGAGAATGGTCACCTTCTGCCTTTTTTAACAGTTCAAGAGATTCTTTGGCATTATTCAGTTCTTTGGTATAACTATTTAATGTCTGTTGTGTGTTGTATACTTTTGTTTTTGAATCTTCTATCGCTTTGGCATACTCATCCATCCTTGCTTTTGCATTTTCAAGGATTCTGTCAGTTTCTTCAAGTTGCTTCTTGGTAAGATTATACTTGTCAATAAGTAACCCCTGTTGCTTTGCAAGTTTTTCAACACTTGTGCTTGAAGAACCATACTCCCTGTCAAGGTCTTTGAGTCTTGCTTCAAGAAGTTTATTCTGTGCATTTAGGTTAGCAATAGTGTTCTTATACTCTTGATATCCCTCTATTGCAATTTTTACTGATACTGTCCTTGTTGCCATTCTTATGCACCCTTCATTAAATTCATATGGTCTTGCTCATCTTCCCTCTTCTGTAACTCTGTGGTTTCCATCTCTATGAGATCATAAAAGAGAGAAGGTGACATATCATTAACTTCCTTTACTGATAGTTTCAGGAGTCTTCCTGTTTTGATTGCTTTTGCTCTCGTGAGCCTTGTTTTTTGCTCTTTTTTTTTAACTCCATCAAGCCTTCATCAACCTCTTCAGGTTCAAATTCTCTTTGAAATCCTCTTGATGTTGCTTCTCCAAGAGCATTGTTTATATCTATCATTTCAAATGGCATAACATCAGATAACTCTGTCATACTTATGCCATCAAGTTCCTGTTCTGCAAATACCCTTTTGCCTTCGTAACTCAAAAGGGATAAAAGATAAATCTTTCTGTCGAAAACCTCTCGTTCTGTGCCTGTATAAAAATCACCGAAGTCGGTGTCATATGCTTCTTGAGCTTCAAGCAATGCATTCATAGTAAAATACAATCTTAATTTCTTACCCCTGAAGTTAAAATCGTAGTATCTTTCCATTTTCCTTTCCCCTATACAAGTAAAAGGGATAGCCATTACTGACTATCCCTAATAAATCTGTTACGGATTATAATCCGCACTCTGTGTCAACATAAGAAATTGCTGCTTCTTCTGTATCAAACTCTTTAACTTTTACCCACTGTCCATCATCCTGTGCATCGATGTTGAATGAAACAGGATTGGTCTGATACTCGATTGAGCTACCCTTTGTTGAAACTGAATCGTTCTGTTCAACAGGTTTGCTTCTTACGAAGATTACTGCCTGATGAACTTTGCCCACACCTCTTCTTGAAAGTGTTCTTACATAGCCAAGTTTTCCATAAGGTGAGGAATCATCAGCTTTCTTTGTAAGTCCATCCTGTGCAGAATAGGTATGTCCAAAAAGTGTAGCCTGCTTATCAAGTGTAAGGTCAGCTATCTCTGTTGCGAGAGAACCACTTGCAAACTGATCTTCGCTTTCCCACCTGATGTTGTCGGCATAAAGTTCACCTGAAGCATTTGTAAGGGTAAGATTTGCTTCTACAAGTCCTGCAAGCCATATCCCTGCGTTAGGGGTCTGTGGGTCTGATGATGCAGGCTGAAATACCATGTGCTTACAACCAATTTTTGACATTGTTTATATCTCCTATAATTTATATTGCATTAGCAAGAGAAGTAGCGATAAAATCTTCAAGCATATCGGCAAGTCCTTCATAGGCTTTCACCATCCCATCTATCATTGCCTTGCTTAAATACCCTCTTGCTCCTTGGTTTTTGTTTCGTGGTACACCATACTCATTAACGAAAGCTACTTCTGCTATCCTTCTCTTACCATTCTTGATAACTCCCTTTTTCTTTGAAAAATACCATTTCCCATCTTTTTTAATAGGGTGTATATCTCTTGGCTCTGTATATCTGTTAACCGTTCCTCGAAAGTTGATTTCAACATATGGATTAGCATCGTTCCTATGCTTCGTATCTATGAAAGCAGCATTTGCTATTGCCATTCTGTCAGTTTCAGGCAATGCATATTGCCCTCGTGTCATTTGCCTTGCATTCTGCTTTACCGCTTTCAAAACATTGTCGGCAGCATAGTCAATCATTCTTCTTTGAAGGTCTACAGGGATTTGGCTAATCTTTACTTCATAGAAGGTCATTAGCCTTGTGATAGCAGAAAAGTCTATTCTCAATAAACTCATGAGAATGCTTCTCCCATCATCTCAAAGTCATATACGAAGTGTTGCCCTTCCTCATCGGTAGCATTGGTTTCGGTTGGGTAGGTTACAAACTCATCATCCATATTGAATATGGCTTCCATGATGCTTATTCTTTTGTTTATGGCATTCATTTTCAATGGGCAAAGATAATGTACCCTGACATCATAAGTAATGTTAAAAGGTCTATTATCGCCATGATTTGAAGGTCTTAAGTCGTATGTGAATACTATGTATTCGGTTTCTTTGCCTGTATAAACATCAGGATAAACATTAGGACAGATAGGTCTTAAGGCATTAATCAATGCGGTATTAATCATTGCCATTATTCTTCCACCCCTTCCTCGTTCCTAACATCCTGCACAAGGGTAAGCTCGGTACGATCCATGTCGGTTTGGTACTCTCTTTCTATCCTGTAAAGCACATCCCCTATCTTAAGATGTGAAGGTGCTTTACCATTGATGAAGGATTCCTCATACTCTTGAGCATACAATACTGCAATTTTGGTAGGTCTTATCCCTGCTTCCAATGCAGTATAGTATTCCCTGTATGCGACACTCTTAAGGACTACGAAAACATCTGTCTTCTTAAGCTCTACAACCCTATCGTACCCATATTCATCTTGCTCCAAGCCATAACATATCAATGTTGCTTCAATAGGTGAATACATCTATATCACCGCCATTCCGTATAGCCTGATGCCATACCTAATTGTGCTTTTAACTCATCGTATGTTGATTTGAGATTCGCATAATACGATTTCCTCATATTGCTATCTTCGTATGGTGTACCAAAGTTAAGTTTGCAATATGTGACAATCGCCTGTCTAACAAGAGCATCATCATCAGATACATTGAAAATCCCTGCCTGAACCAAATCTATCCTACAAGCTAAAATCAAATCTTCAATTTCTGAATTAAATGCATCTGTCTTCAGCCTTAAGGCTAATTTAACTCTTTCGGTCATTGTTGATGTATCTGCCATCTTGTTACTCCGTTACTTTCTTCTTTGTGGTCTTCTTCTTTGGCTCTTCCTTTACAACTTCTGCAACAGGCTTTGCCAAACCTATCCTAATGAGTAAATCAGCACAAGCAGGGGTGGTATCAACTACTTCCCCTGCCTTATGCTCTACTCTTGCATCGTGCAAAAGTTCTACTTTCATTCCGTTCTCCTATTACTTCTTGAGAAGTACGAATCTGTTGTCAGCTACAACACCGATACCAACAGGCATTCTTCCTACGATCTTAACGAGGTCTTTCTCTGAAAGTGAAAGGTCATCATACTTAAACTCAACACCCTGTCCGTTAGGCATATTCATTCTTACTGCGGAAAGGTCACCAACTATAGCGAATACATCGCCTGTGGTTGCTGCACTATATGCAGGAAGAGCAGAAGATGCTACAACAGGAAGTCCATCAAATGGATTGTTGAACAGATAGCCATCTGTGGTTGTAAGAGCCTTGAAGGCAGCAATTGTCTGCTTGTTAGCGATAACTACAGGATTCCTTGCTTCATCAGAAAGAAGAGCTTCAGCCATGATTATTGTTGATGGTGAAACTGTTGCACTTGTCATAGCCTGTGCTATAGCGGTATTGTTTCCACCTGAACCTGCATGTGAAGCAGGAAGAGCCTTTATAGCATCAACAACCTTACTTGAAGCAAGCTGAACGAGTTTGTATTCGATTTCATCGAAGATGTAGTCAAGGAATGCTCTTCCCTGCATATCGAGAACTTCATCACTTATAGAAATCCATTTCTTAAGTGTTATAGGACTAATTTCTACAACACCAATTACTACCTGTTCCTCTGCAGGAGCAGCAGCACCTTCAGCATGGATTGTAGCATCGGTAGCTGAAATCTCTATGCCCTGTCTAATGATTCCCTTAATGTAGCTCTTTGATACTCTTGAAACGATACCTTCGTTTTCCCAAGCGGTGTTGATTCTTGGTTCAAGGTATGTAGGTACAGGAACTACTGCGGTACTTCCTGAAGCAGGTTCATCAACAAGCTCTGTGAGAAGTGATCTAATTTCTGACTTATCGTTTGTCTTGATATACCTTGCATAAGCATTTATATACTCTTCACTTGCAAGTACACTCTGTAATGTTCTTTCTTCCATCTTATTGGATTCTCCTTTTTCTATTACTTTTGGTTCTTTTGATTTCTCTTCGGTTATCTCTTCGATAATCTGTTTTCTTTCTTCAAGTAGTTCTTCTTTTCTTGCTTTCAATGCTTCAGCTTCACTACGAAGTTCCTCAAGGTTTAACTCCGATGTATCTTCGGCATTAAAAAGAGCATCTATCTCTGATGCCCTGTCTTCTACTTGTTCAAGGGTCATTTCGTTGATATCCATCAATTCAATATCTCCTTTAGTATTTCTCTTATATTGTTTATCTCAACACTTCTCTGTTCAGCCCTTGCACTCTCCAGTACAAGTCGAGCATTATCCAATGCTTCTTTGTCTTTGCTTCTCTGTGAAGTGTAAAGCTCTGTCTGTGGGTATGCAGGGAAGTTAACTGCACTCACCTCAAAAACCTTGCCTATCTCAAGTATCGTTCTCTTTGGATGCTCACTATCAAGGTCTTCCCAAGCATCATTCTTAACCGTAAACATGAAGGACATGGCATCAAGGTCACCTCTTGAAACTGCACTATACAGATTCCTTGCATCCGTATTGTTCTCTGTATCAAGGTTTGCTCTTATCCTTAATCCCTCTTCGGTAACAGTTAACTGCATTGTAGAATTAGCATTGTTGTTTCTGCTTCTTGCCAAAGGGATCATATCGGTGTTGTGGTTTACTAAAAACCTAACATCCTTCAGGTCTGTGTTATCTAATGCATGACTATCTATGGTTTCTTCGTACCATCCCAAATCAGTAGAAGCATTAAATACAATAGGCAAACCTGAAATATAATTTCCATATTGCTCATTATTCTCTGCTCTTAACTCTATGTTGTCATAGAGCCTTAATACTCTTTCTTCCATTGTTACTCTCTCCCTATCGTTGTATCTAACTCAACACTTGACACACTACTCCAAGAACCATTCGCCTTTTGGTAAATACCATTACCTGAAATGCTCCAAGAGGATGCATCGCCTGTCAATGTAACTTCATAACTCGCAGTTTGCATCTCATATGCAATGGTTAATGTTGCACCTGCAATAAGTCCACCATAGTACCCTACAGACATCCTCAATGTAAGGTTATCAAGCTCTGCCCTTGTCCAAGACCCTGTAGTAAGGTTATAGATCGCATTGCTTGTACCACTAACAGTTGTTGCTCTTCCCTTCGCAGTCCCATTCGCATAAAGCTGAAGGATACACGAAGAACGAGATGCATTCTCTTCGTGTGCCTTTACCTCACAAGCAACACTTGTTATCGTTGCATTGGAAGGGATGCCTGATAAATCAAAGCTATAATCAGCAATGCCTGTGGTACTCTGTCCTGAAGAATACACATTGCTTGTGGATGTACCTTCATCCGCTGATTTACCAATACAAGCAGAAAGGTTTGATGTGCTATTCATTCCTGATGCTTCATAGCTTTCAGGATATACTTCAAGACTTCCACCATTTGAAGCCTTGATGTATACATCTCCATTTGCCCCTAACGAGGAAGATGGATTGGATGTGCCTGTATAGATAGTCTGTGAAGCACCGCCACCACTTGCAGTTCCTGTTGCCTGTGTTCCATCTTTCTTGAAGAACACCTTGCCTTGAGCAACATCAGTTTCTGTAGCGGTAGTTGGTGTAAGGTCTATTAAGGTTGTTCCACCAAAAATCACTACATTTCTCGCCATTATTCAGCCACTCCTATGGTTACTGTTACCCCACCTGCAGCATTAGGTGTTTCGCTATATGCTATTGGATTTATCGTGACTTCTGACAGATAGTCATAGCCACTATCAGGTGTGATGGTTATTGCGGTAGATGTTCTTGAAGCTACGGTCTTTGCCTGTGCCGAAACACCTTCGCCTGTATATGTGCCTGTAACACCAAGAATCTGTATGCCTGCTTTTATGTTACTTGCAATGATCTTGTTCTGTTCTGTTGTTGCAATGCTTACTGAACCACTTCCATCGTGATAACCTTGAGCTATGGTATAAGAACCTGCCTTTGTGCTTATAGTTCCTGTCACCTGCCCTCTGTTCGGCATCGTGCCTGTAATAAGTGAACCCCTTGCATGGGCGGTCTTTCCGTTCAGTATCTCTGCAGGTTGTGCAGTATCATCGCTTGTATCACTATCGTAGGTGTTTGTGCCTGTACCGACTTCACCACTTGGCAAATGGAACTTCACCCCACTTGCGACATCACTTGCGGTAACTGTATCGCCTGTAAGGTCTATCAGCACTTCTCCGCCGAATATAACTTTGTTTTTTGCCATTGCATACTCCTTTAATCGTTTGCTATGTAAACTGTAGTTCCCTTTGTGTTTGACACTTCATAATACGGAACTTTCCTTACGGTCACATCGTTTGCCATTACCTTATCTCTTGTAGGTAGGATCACTTCAGTTTCTGCTTGTGGAATAACTTCGTAATCCCCTGTATAGGTATCAGCACCTGAAACCCTTTGGAATACCCCAAACTCGCCTTCATTCATATCAAGAAGGGATAATGTTCCGTCTATTGTAAGGGAATCTTCTCCTGTTCCATCTAATGTGTGTAAAAGGTCAAAATCATCAAGAATGTTGATGTTGTCAGCCTTTTCACCATCCAAGTACAGAAGAATCTGTAAATCGCCATTTAAGGTCATTAAATCTCACCACTCTTAAGTAACTTGTAGGTGCTTTCAGTTTCTATCCTTGATGCATATGCCATGCCTTCATTGGTTCTATATCTGCATTGCATCTTTACATCCTTGTTCTCTGCAAGGGATAGTGTTTCTTCCTGTGTCAATGTCCATTCAAGATAGCCATCACCAATGGTGGCTGATGTCAGGTCTTTTTCTATAACAAGTGAACCCTGCTTTATGGTAAGGTAAGCCACTACAATAGCACTTACATCAACCAAGCTGAATGTATAACGAATGGTAGGTGTTGTTCCTCTTGCTATCATTCTGTAGCACCTTCCTCTCCACTATTGTTTGCTTCGTCATCCACGAACTTGTACTCACCTCTTAATGGTGCATGCTGACCATCTCCATTTGGTAAAGGTGGATAGTTGAAAAGCTCCCTGATTTCATCAATGTAGATTGCACCTCTATCACCAAGCTCTTTTGCCATACTTACCTTTGCTGATACGGACATATACTGCAATCTGTTCGCAGTTGCAAATACTGCATTGCCCTGTCTTCTCTCTCTCTTACTGAATATCATTCTTGTAAGAACTTCAGAAAGCTGAATGCTGAAAGGCTCTATAGCACCATTAAAAAAGGCATCAAGCATCTCGCTATCAGCCTTGTTCTGTAGTATGGCTTCATTCACCCCAAAGTAGTTATAGACATTGTCCTGAATCTGCTTCTTCCTATTGGAATCAATCGTATAAGGCTTATAGTCTATCTGCTGAAGGTTAGTATATGTGTTAGGGAACAGAAGGATACCATTCTTATCTACCGCTTCTGCTCCAAGGTTTTCATTGGTAAATCTTCTTCTCTCGTTTGCGAGATCATCAGCAAAGGTAAAGTTGCCTACTTGTGCCATGAACTTGTAGCTTCCTGATTCCTTGATGGCATTCTTTATTGCCTGTGTTTCAAGGTAGGTCAGTTTCATTGTGTTATCCAAAGCATCATTGTCTTCTCCGTAGAACTCTTTACGGAACTGATACTTTGTCAGGATGCCACACTTTGATACCTCTATAGCACCTTTTTCCCTATGCCCTAATTCGTACCTTACCCAAAGGTCACCCTTGTACTCAACTATCTCTGTCTTGGAAGGAAGAAGAGTAAAGATACCCTGTTCATTAAAGTCCTTGTCATAAACAGGCACAACGAAACAAGTGTTTGCTACATCAAGTATGGTAGAAGTCCTATACAAGAACTGACTCCATGTCTGCCATTCATTCGGTGCATCCAATAGTTTGCTTGTCAGTTCTTTCTTGGCACTACCCTGTATGCTTACCTTCAGTTTGCTTATGTGCCTTGCTTTTGCATCAATAGAAGCCCTTATCAGTTCATCCCTGTAAAGGTCACCATCCCACCTTCCATAGTTAGTGTTTCCGTAGGTGGTTTCTACAAACTTTGTACCCTTATCAAGGACTTTTTCCTGCTTCTTTCTATTCGGTTTAAAAATCCTGTCGAATAAAGACATTACCTTTATCTCCCTTTGTTCTTCAATTGCTCACCGATCTCGTAAGCATACTTTTCTCTCATTACCATTGCATCCAAAATCGATGCAGTTCCATCTATATGAGCATTAGGGTAAATCTTGACCAATCTCCCTCTTCCTCGTTCTTCATTGTGCTTTACTGCACTATCAAGTAAATGCATCTGTAACAATTGGTTATGCCCTATGTTTACCTTTTCATCTCTTAAGGCTACTTCAAACATCTGCATAGTGTTCCATAGGTTATCCCCTTGGTAAACATCATCCATATGGATGCCATATTGTTTGCATTGTTGTACGAAATAAGTGGCACTCCTTCGGTCATAACCACACTTTAAAGGATAGATTTGATACTTCTCCACTAACTCAACTATCCACATAAAGACATCGTTATAATCCACGAAGGATTCGCCACTTAATCGTAGTATGTCCAAATCAATGTACTTCTGATACATGATTTGATCTCTTTGTGTTGCTTCCTCTATTCGGTTGGTTGGAAGCCAAAACTTTGTGAAGATGTTCAGCTTGTCATCTCTCTCTATGATGCATGAAACTGCATTAAGGTCTACGGATTCAGCAAGGTCTACACCTAATACACAATAGGTCTTCCTGAAGTCCTCTAACTTAATGTCATCTGCACTTGCTTTAACTATGAATTTGCTTGGTAACCATGCAGTAGAACTGTTTTGTTTAATGCAACAATACTTCGTCATAAACTCAACTTTCTTTGAGTATGAACCTTCAGCTATTGCAATCTCTTCAAGCATATAGTCTACTGAAACAGAGATACCAAGGTTTGGCATACTCTTCTTCAGTTCATTGATATCATTCCACTTGCTTTCATCATCAATTTGATAGATGATAGGAAGTAGTCTTTTCTCTCTTGAATCGCCATTAAGAACCGCAGTACACCTTTTCATCAGTTCATCGTATACACCATCATTGATGTATCCTGCGGTAGTTATGCTTAATAGCAATGGTTGTTTTCTTGCTCCAAAGGAGCTTTTAATAACTTCGTAGAACTTTAAACCTGCATCACCTTGCCATGATGCCACCTCATCTGAAATGCAACACGAAATGTTAAATCCGTCTGATCTCTTGGATGAGAATGCCAAAGGGGCAGCACTACTATTGCTTTCACTTACATAGATGTCGCTTTTCCTCTTCTTGGTCTTTTCCTCAAGTTCAGGTTCGTGAATGATGCTCTGCCACATAGCAGAAAAGCAAAGGTCTGCCTGTTGTAGACGAGGGGCGGCAAAGTACACTCTTGCCCCATACTCTCCATCTGCATACAGACAATAACTGGCTATCGCCGATGCGATGAGAGTTTTGCCCTGCTTTCTCCCTTCGACCCATACACATTCCCTATACTGCCTATTGCCATTGTCATCCACTATCCCAAAGATAAGAGATATGGCTGCTTTCTGCCAAAGTTCTAACTTCAGTAATTGTGGTGCAAGTTCACCTTCATGGTGATGGCAAAAGTTCTCAATGTACTTTATGGCTCTGTCAGCCTTCTTTTTGTCATAAAAAAAGGACTTGTTTTCAAGTCCTTCCATAATCATATTGTACAGAGCCTTTATCTTCTCCCCTACTATCTCACTACCATCCTTGATGGCTTGATAGTATTGGTAGATGTAGTTGTTCTCTACTTTTTTCACAATACTATTATACCTCTATTGAATGTCCACTTTATACCCCACACTTAAAGCATACTTAACTTGCTTACTTTCTTTACTGCCGGCAGATAGCTCTCCACGAACTTGGTTTCAGCACTAAAAGAACGGATGATGTCATTGTAAGCCTTGACCGCAGCACTCGGCTTCATACCGAATTGGTTCTCACCATTCTGATACCTTTCTACCAAGCCTGTTTCATCAATCATGATCTGCAATTCCTCAAGCTGAACCTTCATATAGGCTATCTGTTCCAAGTGTGGTTTAACAAGTGCGAACTTGTTCTCATCAAGTGAACTATAAATCTCCAATAGTTCGGTTAAATAGTCCTGAATCCTCTCTTCTTTGGTCTTAACTTTCTCTAACTTCTTTGCCATTTGTTTTTCACTCCCTAATAAACAAGTCACCATTGTCATCTATGATGTATCTTCCCTTACCGCCTTTGCTATGCTCCAAGGCATGGCACTTCCTACAAAGCAATTCAAGGTTTGCTTCGTTTAGTGCGACATTGACATCCTTGTAGTTTTCAGGTGATAAGTGAATCTTATGATGTACGATCTCCCCTGCGACAAGCTCTCCGTTCCTCATACACCTCTCGCAGAACTTAACTTTCTTCTTGTACAGAGAAGCTAACCTTCTCCATGCAATCTTCCCGTAAAACCCTTCTGTAAATTCCCTTGCCATCGTTTTATCCTCATCGTAAAGAATACCACACCCCTATGTCCACTTTATACCCCACAAATTCGGTCACCGATTCTTGCGACAACACCATCGTAGGATGCTTTTCTCAGGTATTGGTGTG